GAGGTGTTGTGACCTCTTCCTCCTCCTCGTCACTCTCAACCTTGGCCACTGCCTTTTTCTTGGCCACAACCTTTTTCTTGGGAGCCTCGTCTTCGTCGTCACTCTCGACCTTTTTCGCAACAGTCTTTTTCTTTGGCACGGCCTTTTTCTTGGGAGCCGGAGCGTCATCCTCTTCTTCTTCGCTCTCGACCTTTTTCGCAACTGGCTTTTTCTTGGGAGCCGGAGCGACGGCCTTCTTTGCTACTACCTTTGGCTTTGACTCTTCCTCTTCGCTCTCCTCATCCTCCGCACTAATTTCCGAATCAGAGACAACATTGAGGTGCTTGCTTTCTTTGATTGGCTTGGATTCCATATGGTTGGTCTTGATAGGGGACGATGTATTAGCGAGAGCACCTTTAGCATCATCTTTAATGTCGACTTTAATCTTAGAGTATACTTCGGGAACGTTGTTCAATTGTTCCTTTGCAAAGACGGCAAAGGCCTCCTTGACATCTCCAATAAGCGACCGTGTTTTACGCAATACCTTGAGTAAGAGGTTTGGAACGTTCGCATCCTCTGCATCGCACTTGATCTTGACGACCATTTCCGTCTTGAGCGGATGAGGAACATAGTACCCCACATAGTCCACGATACCGTCTCCACGAGAACCCGAGTGTGCGTTGTAGACCATGCATTGAATCAGGTTCCCCAAGACATGCTCTTGCTCTTGGAAAGTGAACACGTTCATCCCATTTTCAAGAGTCTCGGTCTTGATCTTTGAAAAGGTCGCCAAGACCGCATCGAGCTTACTCGCCAACACATCAATGCCTTGGTCAAATAACTTGCATGGCCCGATGCTCGACTCCGACTCGAGCTTGAACAGAAAGCAACATGGATCACCATACTCGTTCTTGAAGAACAATCGTTGCTTGCCAAGCGTGTCAAAGCGATTGAGCTCCTTGGCGTCGGATATCTTGGCCCGCTCAAGCTTCACGTGTTCCAGGTCCAAGACATTTTCAAATACGCACAAACTCACAGGACACCAACGAGCGTGGGTCTTGCCAATGTCCAAGCGCGTTCGGAACTCGATATGCACCGCTTGCCCCTCCAACGGCTTGGTGACATTCGGCTTTAAGCGAATGATGAGCGGATAGTACTCACGGTTGTTTTCAGGCTCGAAAGGCGGGAACACTCGGCGATGAAAGGCTTCGTCGTACAAGTCGCCATTCTCGTCATAAACCCGAATGTCTTTGGTGGTGACGTTTTGGATTGTGACGCCTTTGTTCTCGGCCTTGAGCACAAATTTGTATTTGGACGGATTAAAGCCCGTGATAATTTCTGCAGGTGGGAGGTAAATGGGCAACATGGAGACTCGGTGTCCGAGGAACTCATTGTGTAGAGACGTGTTGTTGACGAGGATGTTGATGTCATTGTTCTCCGCCGCGTACGGATCGAAACCGATCCCGAGATGAGGAACTTCGGACTGGATGATGCGGCGTAGGCAGTTGACCACGCTGAGGTCGAGTCCATCGATCTGAAAAGTCGCTTTGTTGTCCTTGACCTTTAGGTCCGAAAAAGTCGCCATGGTTTGATTTGTCGCTTTATATACTTTGAAGTTGGATTCCTTTATATCATTTTTTTGTGGGGCGGTCGTTCAAAACGTATGAAAAAAGTCATTCGCGAGTTTAAAAATGTACACGGTAGATTCGAAACACTTTCTGTATTATAGCCACGAGTGCCAATACTGTCTAGAAGTGTTGCACATGTTGCAACAATACAACGTGGATTGCATGAATCTCGTGTGCGTCGACGAGCAATTCATGTTGCCTCAAGTCGTCACTTGCGTTCCGCTCATTATCACGAACCAAAACAGTGTGTTGATCGACGACGATGTGGTCAAATTCATCACCCACATTTACAATCGCTCCCTCGACTCGATCAGTGCGTTGATGGACGACCAGAGTAACGCATTCTCGTTCATTGACGAGGCCGAGGAGAAAAACGAGGTCATCAAGCGTGATTTTGAGTTTATTAGTGATGAAGGCGAAGGGGAATACGGCGAACCCAAGGACATTGCCAACTTTATCAACATTGAGACTCAAGGCAAGGGCAAAATAGAGCAACAAACGTTCGAGAGGTACGCGCAGGAACGCGAGCGCGACGACAACCAATTTAGGGCGACCCGGCAATACTAGTCGCATGAGCTTTCGAAAGGGCCATCAACAAGTTGAGATGAGCAAAGATCACGTCCTTGTTCTCTTGTTTCAATTTGATCCATATCGACTTGAGGGTATCGACGATACCACTCGACATGCTTTGTTGGGTACACAACTCGTCGAACGAATGTGATAGGAAAAAACGTTCGTTGCACTTCAATAGTTCGATCTCGTATGGCCTCACGACGTATTTGAAGTAAAAGCACACGGGGATTTTTTCGTCGGCGATTTTAGACATGTAGATGGCGTTTTGAAACATGATGACGAGATAGAGTACGTCGGGAAATGCCACACACAGCGTCTCGAGACTTTTCACAAAGTCGTCGAGTTTATTATTGAACGCTCTTGCCAACTTGTTCATTCTCTCTCCCTGGATCAAATACGAAAGCTTTAGACCTTGGCCACGTAAATGGTCTAAAGGAATTATTGCATGGATATACATTCACGTTACAAATGCATCCCATAAATCATCCCAAGCTACTTGCTTTGTTCCGCAAGATCCATGCCTCTTTTGTGCAGGATCTCAACACAGTTGCAAGCACCAATCACGAGGCAGTCGAGTCGTTTGACGTCTTCTCGGCATCCCTCGACACGGACATGCTCGTGAAGAAAAAGGCCACCGCTCTCGACACCAAGGAGTTTATGTCGCTCGAGATCGTGCCCGGAGTCATGGTCAAGGATTTCGCCGACAAGCTCAGCACCATCGAGTTGGTGCGAACCTTTTTCGTGTACGTGTTGATCCTCGCCGCGATCGTCGAGAAGGTCAAGGACGAGTCGAATGAGGACGACGACAAGCTCATGACTGCCCTCCAGTCCGCTCGCAAGGGAGCCTCTTACACGTACGATGGGAAGGAGGTGCTCTTGACCCTTCTCCACAATATCGCATCACTCAACACGATGGACGAGGCTCCCAAGCCAAAGTCCTCCAAGCCTGCCAAGCCTTCTACCTCCAACGACTCACCTCTCCCCAACATTGACATGGCCTTTTTGGAGCAGAGCAAGATCGGAAAGATCGCCAAGGAGATTTCCGAGGAGATTGACATCAGTGGGATCAAGAGGCCGGAAGACGTGCTTAATTTCACCGACCCCAAGAATAACGTCATTGGCGACATTGTCAGCAAGGTGGGGAGCAAGATTCACACCAAGTTGAACAATGGCGAGCTCAAGCAAGAAGACCTCTTGTCGGAGGCTTTCGGACTGCTCAACACTTTTGGCGGCAAGATCCCGGGTGGTGGGAATTTCTCCGACATCCTGAACAATCCAATGATGAAGGACATGATGAAAAACATGGCCGGTCAGTTTGGGGGAGCGGCTGCGGGCGCAGGCGGAGCTAAAGCCAAGGGTGGTGCCAAGATGGCTGTCAACACGAGCAAGCTTCGGGAGATGAGCGCTCGCGAGCGTCTTCGCTCCAAGCTGAAGAAGCGTGACGGTGAAGCCGAAGCCGATAATTCGACACAGTAAAACGCGTCGGCGACGGATAGACAAAACCTTAGTATACAACAACAGTGAGAGCATGATTTGGTACAAGGACATATGGGGCTTTATGCGGTACCACCAGATTGGGTTATTCTTCCCATCGTCAGAAATGACATTGGATCAGCAGCTCAATTGCGTAATGCGTTTCGCCATCTATTTCGCGATTGCGCTCTTGATCGTCCGTGGAAACATCAATGCCGCGTACATTGCCATTGCGGCAGCTCTCATCACCTTTTGGATTTACGAATCGGAAACACGGTCCAAGCAATCCAAGGACGAATTATTCGACACTTTGAATATTGCGGACACGGGAAAGCAAAAGCACGCATACAAACCGACGCGAGAAAACCCATTCATGAACGTCATGGTCACCGACTACACTAGCTTTCCGAATCGGCCACCGGCCGGCAATTGGAACGATCCCGACGTCAAGGGGCAAGTGCGCAACAACTTTGAGGCGGGCTTGGCTCGTGGGACGGACGACATGTTCAACAAGCTCGCGTCCGACCGCCAATACTACACGATGCCTTCCACGACGATTCCCAACAATCAAGGCGACTTTGCCCGTTGGTTGTATCACAATCCCAATCCGACCTACAAAGAAAAGGGTTTTTCATCGAGTAGAAAGTGAACCTAGAGTAATTTTTTATGGCCCGTTTTGTTTGAGCGAAACAAAATGTCCCCAAAATGAAAAGATGAGCGGCGGCTTCCAAGGAAACACGCGTTCCAAGTTTGATCAATGTGCCGGCATCGGCAAGGACGCCATGAATACGTCATTTTACGACTACACCATGTCGAGCTTCCAGTCGGGAACAGACCGCAACAAGCTAGGCGAGTTTGTGACGTCAAACAAGAGCCTCCACCTCAAAGGCGCATGGGGACCCGAACCTAACCTCATTGACGTGGAGTCGAGGTTGCGCAACAACGTCGAATTGACGCACGACAAGGAGCGTCGGCAAATGATGGTTCGTAGTTTTGTGGCGGGTCCGGACATGGGGCGAGGAGAGTTGTTGCCAACACTCGAGCATGTGTTACAGAGTGGTCAGAGCACGACGTCGTGTGTGCCGACGAGAGAGGCCATGTATGACGAGTTTCCTCTTAACCCGACGGTCGCACATATGGTGCGCGCCAACAACCTCGCGCTCAACAGCTGGGACACACCGCCCATTGGCGAGAGTTCAAAGGACATTTTGCGCAGATTCAAGAGTGGCCAAAGATGAACAAAAATAATCTCGGGGGTGTATTAAAGCAACCCTTTGTGCCATGAACCGTACCATTTATGACTCTTGCGCTTACCAACAAAATCTATCTCAGAGCGTTGCTCCCATCTCATACGTTATGGACCCCATCAAGTACGAACACAACAACAAGTGTCGCATGGAGCTCGGTATCGTCGGTGGAACTGCTGTATCACACGTGACCGGCAACCTCATCGACCTAGAGAACGACCTTCGTGGCGCGAATCGTCCGACCACTCAATGTCCAAGCTACATGTACTTGCCCGGTGACGGAACCACAGTGCAGGGCAAGGAGTACATCAAGCCCGTTCAACACCCGGTGGTCGACACGACCATGAACCACTTGCCTAGTTGCCAGATGATTGCATATGGTAGCGTGCCTTCCGCACCCACACAGGATCCGTATAAGTGCAATAGCCGATAGACTCATTTGGGCTTTTGTCAAAAAGATCTTTTTTTGTCATATAGTGAAGCAAATGGCATTGTTGGATTCAACGAATCCTCTCTCCATGTCATTGATTCTACGTTTATAGTACGACGTGCCGTGCATACACATCATGCAAGCATTGTATAAGCTATGGACGAGCATACCTCGACTCCCATTTCAAATCATCAAGGCTTGTACGTTGCTCGTGGGCATTCCTATCATATTATATCGACCCCAGTACGTACCATTGATGGTGCAGATCAACATCCTCGAGGCAGCTTGTCAAGACTTGGTCGACAAGAACCGCATTCATGCAATCTTGGGCGTAGGATTTGCGATGACCACGCCGATTTTAGCGTCAAACGACAAGTGGTTGGTCATGGCGTGGGGAATCACATATATGGTCTGGCACATTGGCTTTTGTCATCGCATCGGTTTTGTGGGCGTGAAGCCCGTCGTGCAGAACGCGACTCCTTTTGTGTTATTGTGTGTAGCACCGAGAAGTGTGGGTGCGCTCGCATGGGCCATCGGTCGCACAGTGGCCATCTTGCAACATCAATGTGAGGGACTCGCAGAACACTTGGCTATTGACCGCAAAGTGCCAAAAGACGAAGAGGCCGAAACCAATGAACAATAGCCGACGATTCCACATTCTTTTTTTTCTTGTTTGAGTGTAAACCATTCCGATGAACTTTAATCGTTTGAACTATGACACATGCACATACCAACACAACCTCAAACAATCCGTCGGAGTGGCCGACTACATCCTCGGTATGCCACGTGTCAATTGCAACGCATGCTTCAACGCCAATCCGTCCGCGGGAAACATCGACACCCAAGCCACCGTCAAATCCAAAGACGCGCTCGTCGACATCGATTCGGAATTGATGGGTCTGAATCGCAAGGCGTCAAACTGCCCAACGTCGGCATATATTCCCGACTTGAGTAGGCCGGAGGAACTTCGATACCCCACCACACCGATCGCTGACTGTCGTGCAATCTCTGTGGAGGAAACTCGTCTCAGCAACCCTCCAAGCACGCTCCGAGAGCAGGGTTGGAACCGTTGGGAGGTCTTGTTGGAGAATCCCCAGGCGAGGGCCGAGGTTCCCTTTCGCTTCAACGTGAACAATCGCTTGATCGTAAAGGACAACCATCGTCCGTATGTGCCTACACCCGTCAACCAAGCGCATGTGCTCCCACCGTACAACCAAAGCGATGCCATGGTGACCTATGACGCCGCAGCTGCATGCGGTCAAGTGCAACCAAGTCTACCACGCGCCCAATTCTGGGGAACATGCAGTGAACTGAAGAAAATCATCTAAAGACAACCAAGCAGTGCAATGTACAAAAAAGCAATCGTCATGTTCCGTCAATTCTCAAATTCTACCGCAGATGCCAAAGTTTCTGAGCCATTCGAAGTTTTGTCCAAGTTGATTAATGCAAACCCCGAGTTCATTCAAACCCTCGAGAAAAACTTCGACCTAAGCAGTATCTTGGATGATCTTATCAAGTCCGGTGATGAGAAACCCACCACTTTACCTCCCATGCAACAACTCTTTAATGGTGTCATGGACAAGCTCGTTACCAACACCACCTCTCAATGCGAAGCTCCCAGTGCGCCCACTCCCCAACCTCCGACCATCGAATACAACATCTTTGAGACCGACACACATCTAATCGTGTGCGTGGACGTGCCAGGGGTGGACAAGGCCGATATATTGGTGTCGTACGAATGCCAATCACGACCCGACGGACAAAAGACGCTCAACATCACGAGCGAGCGTCGGGCTCCCTACGGAGGAGGCACAGCAAACCAGAGAATCTATTATGGCATGCGCGCTCTAAGTCTCTTGTTGAAAAGGGCGTCCCAGGCCGCCACCACCGAATCTATCAATGCCAAGTACGAGAACGGTGTTTTGACGATCTACGTGCCAAAGGAAAATGAAACCGCACGTCGTGTGGTTAACACAAAATTCGTCAACATAGCCTAAAGGTTGGTCTGGTCGATGCGATTTGAGGCCGACAAGTGCAATTGCTCACCAAAGTTGGTAGAGCGTGTGAACCTCGTTTTTGTAGGACCTCTAGTATAAAGATCCTTGACCTTGAGATCGTCCAGCGAGTAGTTGTGATAGCATAGGTCGCAGATGCGCGCCGACTTGATGCCCACACCGTTTTCGTCGGGTAGAACCATCATGTCTCCATTGTTTTGCTTGAGCGTGCTCTTGACACGATGGTGTTGATAGAGCGTGTCGTTGATGAAGAACTTGATGGCAACGCCGTTCTCAAAGTCGTTGATGGGTACGTTGTCCTCGAATACAAAGGTGAACATGACCCAATAGTGAGGCGTCAAAGACATGGCGTTGCGGCGCACGGCAGAGTCGCTCTCGGACACGTTGTTCATGATGACCATGCGCTCGTCGAATTGGTCGGTCGTGTTGAACTCCACGATCATTTCCTTGTAGTTTTTCCCAAAGCGCACCAACGGGCACTTTACGATTTGAGCCTTTCCCTTATCGAGGATGACGTTGTCGGCCTTGTTGACCACCTTGTACTCGTACCGCCGGGTGTCGCCTTTGCAAAACAACACCTTGTTCTTGATGTTCTCGTCGCTCACGTCGTCGAGATACAACCAGAACGAGTAGCTGAATTGCGCACCACCCTTGCGATTCACCGACCTCGGCATCGCTAAATAAGCCTTTGACTCAGGATTGGATGTGTTGAAGCGCATGTTGATGCCCGACGCACAATCGATATAGCCGTCCACGATCGGGTAGCTCGAGGGCTTGTTGGTCGCATATGAACTCGTGATGACCAACTTGTCTCGATTGGTCGCAAACAACGACAACCAATAGATGACTAAAGCGACGATCACACCACCGACCACTTGAAAGATGATATTCGATGTGGGGGTGTCTCCCGTCGATCCGGGTTTTATATTGTCCATCTGTTTACACTTGTGTAACAAAATTTTTCCATCTTATTCCATTTCGTCGATCTTGTAGACTGGACTGCGAACTCCATAAGTGCTCAAGCCCAACACGGACATGATGCTCGTTTGCACAGGTCCTTGATTGTACAGTTTTTGCACGTCCTTTTGTGTGCATGCGTAGTTGAAGAATTGGAGCTTGCTGAGATAGCCCTTGACGAGCGCCTTGTTGTCGCCAATGTACAAGTCGCCCATTGTGTTGGAATAAAAGGCTCGCGATGATGCGGAATTTGACGTTGAAGCTGCCGATGCCGATGTATTCACGGGATCAATGTCTACGACGTCAGTGATGCTCTTGACCGAGTAGATGTCGCCGTCCATGAACACGGTGAGGATTGAATCTTGTACGCTGAATGCGATGTGGACCCATCTCTGCAGAGGCACATAGTCAATCATAGCCACGGCGTACTTTTTGTTCTTTGATAACACGTCTTCCATGCTTCGCACATCGAGACTCTGATTCGTCTTGATGGCAATGTACATCTTGTTGGTCTTGGCGTCCAAGCCGACAATGGGGTTACCGAGGTTGACCGAGTCGACCGTGCCACCTCGTCGGAAGAGCGTGCGGTGTGTGTAGAGAACATCATAGTCTGTTAGATAGATCCAAAAGGAGAACGTGAACTCGTGACCATTGGTGCTAGGAAACTTGGAGCCCGCATATGTGACGGGTACATTCTCCGCCCGATCCAACCGAATGACCTTGTCGCTCACATTCACAACTTGGAACGACGATTGACGCACGATTGACATGATCCAAAGAATGGCAAGCACAATGAGAATGAGTGCGATGATGATAATAATGACGACACCGTTGCTACGCGCAAAGTCTTTCACCTTGTTGAACGAGTCACCGCCTCCGGGCGCTGCTACACGAGCCGTGGTACCGACGTCCATTGTCATCGCAGGTGTGATGTTATCATTGTTGCCGCCAAAGAACCCGCCGCCGTTGGTTTTAGAGGGCATGATGGTGTAGATTTACACTCAAACAAGATAAAAATGCAATCCAAATTGCGCGATCGAGAAAAAATAAAAATACCATACTCAAAACAACATTTGGAACTTGTCCAACTGCTCCTTCTTGATCTCACCCACCGTCTGCAAATACTCGCGACACAACGCGTATGCCTCCTCGTCCACCGCCCGCTTGCCCCGCGTCAACACCAAGTCCGACAATACGTCAAACAAGACTTCACGGCTGTTTTGGTCGACCCCCAACGATTGCAACATCCGATACATGCGCTTGTTGAGATTGCACCGATTAGCAGTGCGACACAGGATCTTGGTGTGTTCATAAGGGACCCGGGGCGTCACGGTGCCATTGACTAATGCCGGTTGCGAACACAACATATAACTCCATAGGTCGCTCACCATTCCCGATTGCCCCGACCCATAGACTCGTTCTTCGAGTATGTGCATATCGGCCATCATCTTTGCAAGACCCTGGCGACGTGTGTCACCTTGCGTCGCGTAGCGATTCATATTGTCAAAGTACAACATTGCCATGACCCGGGGCTCGTACGTGTACAAAGCGTCGGCGTCAGATGAATTGATCTTGCCGCCAAAGAGCAAATGCAAAATGTCGTGCGCCGTGCGGTCCTTGATCAACGTCGAGTAAGAGTCACCCTGCTCCAAGAAACAAATACGGTTCAACACGCCTCCAATGTTGCCCATCATTTCGACGCACAATTGTTCGAGTCGCTCTTTGTCGATGGTTGGGTGTCGTTGGATCACGTACTCGAGTGCTTGCTCGGGACGCGGATTTTGCACACGCAACACGCTCATCTTCTTGGCCATATCTTTGAAATGCTTTTCATTCGAGGTGGTCACAACCATGACGACACGAAGGCCAGAACTAGTAAAATTGTGATGCTTTAGGAAATTCAAAACATACGTTTGAATCGGCTTTTCGTCGCCGTAGATGTCAAAGTCGTCCAATAACAACACTTTGGGCTTGGGATTGAAAAACGACGATATGGTTAACGCATCACGATGCGGCTCCATGCTCTTGACGAGCTCCTTGACCGCACCGGTCTCGCAAGAAACGCGCACGCACTCGAGTCCCGCGCGGCCAAACACAATCCCGCACATCTTGGTGCGCCCCGATTGTCCGGGTCCCACCACGAGCCATGAGCCTGTCAGAGCGTTTTGCAACTCGCGTGTGAATGTATCCATGAAACTTTCATTGCCAACGATTGTGTCTGCGTCCATGGTCAATGTGACTCTGGAGTGGCACGGCCTTAGATCCCGACCACGGTCTCACATTTAGTTTCGATGTCGGTCCACGGGATCTTGCTAGCATATTCAGTATTAAACACCCTACACGAGTCTACTGCGACCTTTTTGTTTAACGCCGATATGTCGATTTGTGTGAGTTGTGGACCGATCGTGATATATGTCTTTTTGGTGTCGTACACATTCTCGCAAACAGTGGTCCCATTGTCGAGCGTTCGCGTAAAGTAGTCGGGACATGCGAGGTCGGGAATGGGCGCATTGACCGCGTTGTTCTTGTACTTTTTGACCGTCCCCTCGTACATGACGATGGTGATGATCGAGTGTGCAATGATTAGAATCAAGCAAATTTCGATGGTGAGCAAGAGGTACTTGACCGGCTCGACGTCCATGAGGAAGAACATGGCAATGATGGAGATGGTGACCACGGTGGCAACGATGCAAAAGATCAACGTCCCCATGTATGTGTTCGGGATGGCCATTATTTTTACACTAGGGCCACAAAATAAACCTTTAGAAGAATGGCTTCATTTCGATGCTTTTGCTTCCCTTGATGTTTGTATTTTGGGCGTGTGCCATGTACGAGGGCATCGTCGACGAGTCGTGAAGATACTTGACGTACATTTCGATTTCGCGCAAAATACTGGGGACACAAAAGTCGAGGACCAATGCATTCAAGCGACGAACCTCGTCCATGACCATGAACGATCGGTGGATGGCATGCTCCAAGTACATCGATCGCATGATGATCTTGAGTTCGTCTTCGGACTGATTGTCGATCACGTGTTTTCCACCGCTGTCTCGATAGACTCGGAACCGGATGCCGTGTTGCAGGGCGTCGATATTATCTTTGCTGAAAAAGGTGTTGGCTAGATTGTCTGCTTCATGGACACCCTTGGTGGCTTCGTATGCAAACGTCGACATGCTTTGCAATGGGAGGCAGAAAATGATTTGACACATTTGGACTCTGAAAAAAATGCCATGATAGTGTATATAGGAAACCATGGGCAAGTTCGACAAAGATCTACGAGAGTACATGAGCAAGATGGGATTCCAGGTGGAAAAGCACGATACAACCGAGGTCGAAAAGATCCTCAAGGCCGTGATCTACCGCCTGGTGCGCAACATTATGAGGAACATTGTTTCGGTCATGACCAATACACGCGACACCAAAATCGACGGCAAACATATCGAGACGACCGGACGCGTATGCAAAAAGTGCGTCCAACGTTTTAGCGGAGCTCCAGGCTCACACCGCGGTGGCGGCACCGTGTTGCCCCTCGAGTACTTTTCTGGCGTACTCTCTCCTCATTACACACCTGAGAACGTCAACGACTATCAGTCGACGGAGGCGAACGGTGACTTGGCACGCCAAGGTTTGGAGTTTCGAATGGCGGGCGGAAAGCCTTCTGACTTGTTGGAAAACTCTTTCATCCGAGGTTTCATCGAGATGCTTTGCATTCCCAAGTTCTTCCGAGACAACAAGATCAAGCATTATGCCATCACCGAATGTGCGATGAAGAAGATTGTCGATGCGGTTCACGAGAACGTGTTGATCATCTTTGACCACGTCTATAAGAGTCACTGCGGCAAGCACGCTTCGAGCTCGCAATGCTTGCTCAATCTCACCACACTCGTCAAGACATTGCGATCGCCCAACTTTGCTTTCCTCAGGTGAAAAAAAATGACATAAACATGAACCACCTCTTTGTTTTATACAGCTTGCATCCTCAAGATTCAATGTCCGCCAAAAACTCCCTGTCGCAGAAGTATACCCAGCTCGATCCCCGTGATCATGTTCTCCAGCGTCCCGGAATGTACGTCGGCTCGATGGAGCGCGACCAAGTCGCCGCATGGGTGTTTGACGTCGCGGCAGGCACGATGGTGAAGCGGACCCTCAATGTGGTGCCGGCATTCTACAAGGTCTACGACGAGTTGCTCGTCAACGCGATTGACCACGCTGTTCGCCTCAAGCAAGACGCCAAGACTTTAAACCAAGTGCGTACCATCCGCGTCAAAGTCGATCGCGAGACCGGTGAGATCGAGGTGATGAACGACGGCGACAGCATCGACGTTCAGATTCACCCCGAGAAGGGCGTGTATATTCCCGAGATGATCTTCGGGAGCCTGATGACTTCTACCAATTATGACGACACCGAAGAGCGTATCATTGGGGGCCAGAATGGAATTGGGGCGAAAGCCTGCAACATATTTTCCACGAGTTTCACGCTCGAGTTGGTCGACCACAAGACGCAAAAGTTGTACGAGCAGACTTGGACCGAAAACATGTCTGAAAAGACCAAGCCACGAATCGTCAAGAGCACCAAGAAGCCCTACACAAAGGTGACATACCTCCCCGATTATACCCGGTTCAAGATGACAGACGGGATCGACGACGACTCGTATGCGCTTCTTCAAAAGCGTTGCTACGACCTGTGTGCCTTGACGGAAGACAATGTGTCCGTGTACTTCAATGACGAGAAGCTTACGGTCAAGAACTTTGAGCGTTACGTCGACTTGTACATTGGTGCTCGTGGCGCACATCCTCGCGTCCACACTGCCATCGGTGATCGTTGGGAGATTGTCGCCACGTACAACGAGAATAGTGGTTTTGACCAGGTTTCGTTCGTCAATGGCATATGGACGTTCCGCGGCGGCAAGCACGTCGACTACTTGGCCACCCAGATCTGCAATAAGCTCGCCGAGTTGATCCTGAAGCGTCGAAAGGTCGAGGTCAAGCCACAACACATCAAGAACTACCTGTCGCTATTCGTCAAGTCGACGATCGTCAACCCCACGTTCGACAGCCAGACCAAGGACCTTCTCACGACTCCCATGACCAAGTTTGGAAGCAAGCCCGAATTGGACGAAGCCTTTATCGAAAAGCTCTACAAGACGGGGATCGTCGACTATGCTGTCAACCTGAGCAGCGTCTCGGACGGCAAGCAGATGAAAAAGACGGATGGTAAGAAACAGGCGACGCTCAAGGGTGTCGTCAAGCTGGACGATGCAAACTGGGCGGGAACCGCGAAGAGCAAGGAGTGTACTTTGATCTTGACCGAGGGAGATTCGGCCAAGTCGATGGCTCTCGCGGGACTCGACGTGGTCGGACGTGATACCTTTGGGGTGTTTCCTTTGCGCGGAAAGTTGCTTAACGTCAAGGAGTGCAATGTCAAAAAGCTGAGTGAGAACGAGGAGATTACCAATATCAAAAAGATCATGGGTCTCGAGAGCGGCAAAAAGTACGAGAGTCGCGACCAACTCCGATACGGGCGCGTGATGATCATGTGCGATGCGGACGAAGACGGCGCGCACATCAAGGGTTTGTTATTCAACCTCTTTCACACCCTATGGCCCTCGCTCTTCAAGATCGATGACTTTATCTGCGCTCTGCGCACGCCCATCATCAAGGCTCGAAAGGGTCAGCAGTGCCTGAGCTTCTATACATTGGCCGAGTACGACGAATGGCGCGAGCAATTGACCTCGGACATCAAGTCGTGGTATGTCAAGTATTACAAGGGGTTGGCCACCAGCAAGGCGGACGAGGCCAAGGAGTACTTTCGCGAGATGAAGTTGATCGAGTATAATTACAACGAAAAGCCTAGCGACGACGCAATGGACCTTGCCTTCAACAAGAAGCGCGCCGACGACCGCAAGGAGTGGCTGTCGCAATATGACGCCACAAACGTCATTGCCAAGGAGCGTCGTGTGCCGTATGAGGACTTTGTCAACCGGGAGCTCATCCACTTTTCCAACTATGATGTCGAGAGATCAATCCCCAACATGGTGGACGGCTTCAAGACGAGTCAACGCAAGATCATGTACGGTTGCTTCAAGCGTCGACTCACGCAAGAGGTGCGTGTGGCTCAGCTGGCAGCGTACGTGAGCGAGCATTCGGCCTACCATCACGGCGAGGCGAGTCTCCAGGCGGCCATCATCAACATGGCACAAGACTTTTGCGGATCGAACAACATCAATCTGTTGGTTCCCAACGGTCAATTCGGGACTCGTGTTCAGGGCGGGAAAAACGCCGGCTCACCGAGGTACATTTACACGTTGCTCGCCGACATCACGTCCAAGATCTTTCGGCCCGAAGATGCGCCCCTTCTCGAGCATCTCGACGACGACGGCTACCCGGTCGAACCTCGGGTGTATTACCCTGTGATTCCACTGGTGCTCGTCAATGGAGCGTTGGGCATTGGTACAGGCTTCTCGACGAGCATCCCCTGTTACAATCCCAGCGATCTCATCGAGTGTCTCGAGGCCAAGCTCAAGGGCGAGGAGGCCGACACGGACCTGACGCCATGGTATCGCGGCTTCAAGGGTAGCTTCGAGATGCATAAGAGCAAGTGGTTGTGTCGCGGCAAGCTGAAGCGTGCTGGACCGACAAAGGTCGAGATCACCGAGTTGCCTGTGGGAGTATGGACCGAAGACTATAAGGAATTCTTGGAGGGTCTGGTCGAGTCCAACGACGACATCAAGGGCTACACGAGCAATAGCGGCAATGATTACGTGAGTTTTACGGTGCAGTTTTCTAGCGAAGCGGTCCTTGACGCGTATGCGACATCTGTGGACGACCAAACGCACATCCCGAAGCTCGAGACCCTTCTCAAGCTCACTTCGAACCGTTTCACGACCTCCAACATGTACCTCTTTGACAACAATGGCAAGATCAAAAAGTATGCCGACGTGGGCGAGATCATCGACGAATTCTTCGACGTGCGGATGGATATGTACATTCGGCGAAAGGCTCACCTCCTTGCCCAGCTCAAGCGTGACCTCTTGCTCGTTGCAGAGCGCATCCGTTTCCTTGACATCGTCATCAGTCGCGAGTTGGTGTTGCATGACAAGAACAAGGCAGAGTTGGAGGCCAAGTTGGTCGAGCTCAAGTTCGAGACGTTCGACGCATCTTTCGACTACTTGGTCAAGATGCCGATCTACAACATGACGCGAGACAAGCAACTCGATCTCAAGGAGGAACACACCAAGTTGACGTCGGAGCTCGAGATCGCGACGAGCACGGCTCCTAAGGACATGTGGTTGGCCGAGCTCGCGGAGCTCAAGCCCGTGGTCGAAAAGTTGTCGTACAAGCCCGTGGCTGTGCAAGCGGTCGCGGGTGCCAAAAGGACGCGTGCCAAGCCGGCCGCCAAAAAGTGATTTCATCACAAGAAATTGATATAAAGGAAAAAATTGAATAGTGCCCACCTAAGGCGTTGATTACATAGCACTTGCTGACGATGGCTTCTTTTAATCCGACTACATACAAAATCTCCACAATCACATCGACCGGTCGCATCAATACATGTGTAAACCTAGAGAGCCTCTTTGCCAATATCGCCCTAGTCGCGAAAACGCCCGATCACCAAGAGAACGGTGTCCTGTACGTAGAGCTCGGAAACGAGCGCTTCAGAGGCTCTCCAAAGAAAGAGCGTAATCAACGCAAGCCGACCGAGTCGAAAAAGTTTGATAATCAAGCGACGTTGTTGTTGTACAAGAACGGCTTTTACGCCAATTGCAAGGTGTTCAAGAACGGGTGCGTGCAACTGACGGGTCTGCGTCGAATCGAGCACGGTCCGCTCTTTATCCAATGCATTATCGATCGAATCCAAGACATTCGCAAGAGTCACGATGCATTCATCGTCACCGACCCCGATCAAATGGGGGTCACGGACTATCGCGTTCGTTTGATCAACACCGACTTTAACGTGGGTATCGAGGTGCTCCGCGACGCGTTGTTTCGGTACATGATGAAGGCGCACCCCGATATTTACAGTGTATTTGAACCGTGTATCTACTCGGGTGTCAAGATCCACTACTATCACAATGACGGATGTGGTGCGGGCGACGGGATATGTTGTTGCAAGGAAGTATGCAACGGACGTGGAAAAGGACATGGAGACGGCGATTGTAAAAAGATAACGATTGCCGTGTTCCGATCGGGATGCGTCTTGGTGACGGGAGGATCAGAGTACAAACAAATCGATGATGCGTACAACTTTATATGCAACGTCATGAAAAACTGTCAAGATGACATTCGCAAAGAAATAACGGTGTTGCCCGATACGACCGTGAAGAAGAAGGTCGTTGCGTCGAGGCGCTTAGCGGGGTAGCTTTGAAGCAATATCAGCGAGAATTTCAGCGATGTTTTTTCCGTCCTTGGTCATGAAGAACTTGGAAAGGATGTAATAGAGTGCGTCGTTCTTCATGATGTCATCGTCGTCGAAGGATACGTGGCTGTCCTCTTCGGACTTCTTAGAGTCGCTATACACCGACTCCTCATCTGCATCTTCCTCATTCTCCTCCTCTGAGACCTCCGAGTCCTCAGAGTCCGTGTCGTCACCCTCGCTGCTAGAAGATGACTCTTCGGATGAGTCATCGGACTCTTTGTCCTCCTTGTTATTCCTGTCACGTTTGCGGTCAGACTCTGACTCTGACTCATCGGACTCCTTACCACTCTTCTCGCTATGTGATTTCGAGGAAACAGAATTGCTTGATGAGGAAGAAGAGGAGGAACTCTTGCGTCTCTTTTTCATGTCCTTGACACCCTTCTTCTCGATAAGCTCGTCAAGCTCATCGATCTCCTCTTTTTTCTTCTCGGGCTTGACCTTATCGTGAACCTTGACTACCTTGAAGCTGTTCTTGTCCTTGGGCATGGCGTTTTTAATATCGTCCCACAAACGTTTTTTGGGGAAACCAACGCAATTTGATTTCTACACAGAGTGAAAGAAAGACATCATGATCATGTGGCCGCTCGGCGTGATATGCGCCATCGCCGTCCTCGTGTCGGTGGTGGTAATCGTGTTGTCGTATGGCCGCGAGCCCGTCATCCGACTCTTTGACCTTGGCGTCGTGGCATTATGTGTGTGCGTCGTCCTTCTTCACCAATACCGAGTGTCCAATATGCTAGCCCACTCCCCCGAGAACTTTGTCAACGACGCGCTAACGTCAAAAGACGCCAAACGCGAAGAAAACCTCGGGTACATTGGCAGCGGACTCACATTGTATTACAGTGCATTCAGCCAAAGCTCCTACAATCCAAGTGCCGGCAACCAAGGCGATCTCAAAAAGTGGTACAACATTTCTTCATACTTTAAAGAGCAGGATAAGAACACCTGCGCGGTCACGCGATACGGCGAGTCGCACATGGCGTTCTACAGCACCCCCACCTTTAGCCGAAATGACGGCATGATGCTCGGAAACAACTACATCACCGGTCCTATGTCCTACACGCTTGGATTCGCAGGGAACACACAATACTCGATCTTTATGTTTGTCAAATTCATGAGCATCGCACCCAGTACGCGCGACATTGAGATGTTTCAGATCTTCGGCAACACGTCCAACTTGAATGGTGTCCGATTGTACATGACGGGCAACAACACGGACAATGTGTCGAAAGACATTTCGGGGAGCAACATGTACTTGGAGATTGGCAAGGGTAATGTGTTGCAGTGTCAAAAGGAGGGAAGTCGCAACATCATGTTCCAACACAACAAACCCTACCTGTTCATCATGACCAACAACAATAGTAGTATCAAGTTGTCCTTGTATGAAGGACTCAAAGACAACAAGATCGACCTCATCAACGCGCCGGTGAAGAGCGAAATGTTCGACATTTCGTTGAGTAATAAGAACATGCTCATCAACCAAAACCAAAACGTCAATGGCAACGTCTACGCGTTCGGCGTATACAACAAGGTGCTCGCCGACAATGACATGCTCAACTTGCAGTCGCACCTCTTTTCCCAAATTCAAGTCATGGACCCAGGCGTCATCCAACGTGAAAAGGTCATCGAGACGCTCAAGCAAGACATTCAACAAATCAAAGCTTGTCCGTACGATCAACCGACATGCGATGCGTGCAAGTCCATCACCGATTGGACCAACATCAATGCCATCTTGACCACGCGCGACGCAGGTTGTCACGAGGCCATCGACCGTTATTGCACCGAGAACCCGTCACACGCCATGTGCAAGTGTTGGAATAGTAACGATAACGCCTACACCAGCACGCAATGTGGTCTCTATCGAAACATCTTTACCAACAAGGGTTGTGTCGACCCCGATAATATAGATCGCATCGAACTATCCAAGATCAAGAGCAAACACAACTTGTGCAACTGTACCGAAGAAGTCGTGAGTCTACAACCCCTTCGCATGCCCGAGATTAGCAAGTTCAAGATCAACACCGACCTTCTCGCCAAGGCCACGAGTGAAGGAGGCGCGACCTGTCCCGCTGCCTCCAACAACCCCACGCAAACCGACAACACCGGTGGTCGCAACTCGGTCATGCAAGAGACCACGGGTCGTGCGCCCTTTTCCAATTTCAACGGCGATATGTCACAAGACGTCATCAACTTCTTCCAGACGATGCAAAATGCAAAGTTGAACAATTCCATGCCAACGACACAAAAAGCGGCGATGAAGCGTCCCATCCCGGACTATTTCGCCGACATCAATGCCAAGAGCCCGAATAATGCACCAAGCTTGCCACTAGCGACGGACGACACTGCCTTGAACCGAGTGAGCTCGTTGTGGAGCTCGGTATGATTTGGGTCTAAGGACCTAGTGTATGGAAATGTCAAATCAAAGACATCCATGGACGTTCCATTACTAAGAGAGCACATTTCTATCGATCATGTTATCGTTAATAAGGCATTCATGCGGATCAACCAGGTCGTCGCTCTATACACGGTAGAAGACAAGATTGTCTTTGTGGATGCCAACCGATATTTTTCGGGACACGCGCCGTTCTGGAACTCTTATTACGGTTTGACGAACGAAGACGTGGGATTTGAGGAGATGCCTAGCGGTGGACGGGACATGTTTTTGTCAAAAGAGGTGGATTGCACCAATATGCAAAAGTACATGCTCCAAATGGGGCCCAAGTACATGAACATCATGTATGACATCAAGAGCTTCAAGTTGAGTGATGACGTCTCAACGCTCGTCAACGTGGCGTGGAACCGGTTGTTCCGCAAGGTGGCAATATTCAAAATATTTTTGACATGTGTCCTCTTGGGCGGGCTTTACACGCCTGTATCGATCAAACCGCTCGTAGCACCTTGTTGCGCCCCGTTTCATCTCTTGTTCATGCTCGCATCGGCCAACATGTTTCGGAAAAATCAAAAGCATAGTTGGCTCTTTAAGATTGATTTGGCCATCGCCGTGCCGATCACAATGACCATCCTCGAGTCGGTTGCCATCGAGTGGATCCCCGATGTACTCGAGCTTTCATCGTATGCGTACACTGTATTGTACCTCGTCAGCTTGCAACAATTGATGCAAATGATGCAAGTGCCGGTGATTGGCTATATTGACAATGTGTTTTTAAGTAGCATGAAGCTCGTCCTACCCATCATCTTCTCCGTCGTGTTAGGTATGGTGTTTATTGACGTATTAAACATCAAGCAAACCGAGGCAAACAACGTCGTAGACAAGTTCTTGTTGATGTACGACATTCTCTCGCGCATCACCTTTGACTTTAGGCGTGTCGATATGCGCTCGCCATACAACGACTATTTTATCGTCGTTATGATTGTTTTTATCATCATAGTCAAGGCCATGTGTGTTTCGGTGTTTTTCATGGTCCGCGATACGGTATCGAGCGTTCAAAGGGCCATGGAGCTCCAACAAAATGACGATATCAAATCTTACCGCTTGCAATTCATATCCTCAATCTGGGCCACGTATGATTGGTGCGTGTGGCGCATCTTCAGTGGCAAACGTGCATTGGTCTTGTCCAAGACATGAAAACGCTTTACGGCCATCCCACCTTTTTCTTTTGTTTCGCAAGCTTCTCACCCGGCATGAGAAGACTACGCTCGAGAAGCATCGATCCCTGGTCCATGACCGACCCCGCCATGGCTCGCGAATGGGCACAGAGTGTGCAATGAGAACCAATGGTGATGGTGTTGAGCTGAAAGTCACCCCGAGTATTGACGTGGTTGATCACATAGGCGTGATTCAAACACACGCGGTCGCCAATATTGACCAAATCGGGTTCGGTCAACATCGGATCCGAGCCAATCGGGAAGAGGCACGTGTCCCGGCCGATGGTTGCGCCGAGTGCGCGGTAGTACCACACGATGTACGCGGACCCTCCGAGCAAGTCTAGGAGCTTACCGCGCAATCGTTGCACCACGAGGTCTAGATTCCACCGCATGCAGTAATCAGATTTATCCCAAGAGTATTGACCGACGCGCCGACGTCCGATGATGACCCACTTTGAGACCAAGCCAATGACGAGCCCACACAAGTCGACCGCCCATTGCGTCATGAAAAAGCCCAAGCCACCCATCGATACACCCACACACACCGGGAGCATGCGCATCGCCACGGCTGCGAGAGTCACGCACGTCTCCAACATCGCCCATACCCACCACGGCGGCAACCAATACACCTTGTCCCGACCATACGGCTTTATCGTGGGTTGCTCGGCCGATGCCTGGGCCTGTTTCGTGTCGGGTCCCACCAAACACATCGCCCCGCCATTCGATGTAGGATCATTCCCGATCCACAACGTACCATCATCGTAATTTGCGTTGGCCATAGTGACAGACCCAGTGCCTAAACACGCGTTTTTACCGAGACGTGTGCCACGGTACACGATGCATCGATCTGCTACGTTGCTGCCCGCTTTCAAGACGACTGGTTGCGCAACCCCCGTGGCGTCTCGACAACGCACGACACTACGGGATCCCCACACGACGTCGTCATGGATCGTAAGGAGGTCGTACGCATCGATGACGACACCGCTTCCGGGCCAAAACACTCGCTCACCCACTTGTACCCCGAGTGCTCGCATGATCCAAGTGATGGGTGCCCAGTGTGTACCGACTAGCGATTGCATGCCTGCGAGGTCGGGTTGGGGCAATAAACGAGACATGAGCCAATACTTGAAGTTTTCAAAGTCATTAGAAGGACCCGATTTGAACTTGCCGAGTAACGTTCTTTTAATCAAGATGGTGTATACGATGCGCACAATCGGTGATGTAATCGTGTAAATTGCGACTAGAGTGATAAACAAAGACAAAGTCAAAGTCGCGGCCTTGTCGGCTAGTCCCCATGCCAATGGCGCCAATTGCAACACGTACAACATGAGCAGACAAGGATAGCCGATTAAGAGTCGGAGACGAAAATTTGTCGATGGTGCCCGCAATTCGCTCTGCTTGGTGTGGTTGGAAACTAGTCCGTTGTGAGTGCTTGTGTTTGGCAATACTTGAGCACCATCGGGAATCGATGCACCGGGAGCTACACACGCACCTCGTCCCACCAACACTCTAGACCCGATCGATATCGGCTCAGCTACAAACGCCGACTCGGAACACACCGAGGACCACACGTAGGCTCGGGGGTCGATTGCCGACTCGTCACCTATGTCTATGAGATCGTAATCTCCGACATGTGCGTCGACACTGACGCGGGTGTTGTACCCCACTCGTGCGCCCATCATGCGCATGTATGTGCGGTGCAGACCGAACGACCAACCAAACACGCCGAGACCGCACATGGAGGTGAGTTGTTGAGAGAGCCACCACCGAAGGTACATGCCACCCCATAAAGGGTAACGTCCTGGTCTCAACCGTCCCAATACGATCCACTTGAACGCGATGGCGACGAGCGGCAACACGGTGCGTTTAAAGACGCTTGCCGCAAAAAACGCGGGACCCAGGGCCAAGACGCTACGCCCCATTGTTGACCAAACAAAGTAGCCGATCGTGAAAATTGCGAAACGTGTGCATGGGCGAAATACCATCAAGGGAAAGAGTTGTATCAGAAGCGCCAGGGGTGTTGTCGACTCTTTTTCATCATCGACTCGTTTATCGACCGTGTTTTCTATCTCTTTCGACTCTTGTTTGTCGGGAACGAGTTCGGCGACCCTTCGTGCAGTGCGATACTGGAATATGTTGATCGGGCTAATGTTTTTGCCAAGCTTTTGAGAGAGCGCAGCCGCCGCATGAGCCGCCTTGATGCTGTCACCACCTTCGAGGAAAAAGTCGTCGTCTGCTCCTATCTCGGTACGCAAGGTGGCGCGAAACACAGCAGTCACCATACGCTCAGTAGGGGCAAGCACCTTCCATTCGAGGGACTGGCGTTTGACTTTTTTCGCTTCGACTATAACAGGTACGGCCATACCGTCGCGCAACTCAAAAGTCGTCGTGGTAGTGCCGATGTCGGTTAAAGTCGGAATACCCCATTTGGCTGCGAGACCGACACGCACAATCTTGCCTGTAGAGCCCTTGGGTGGTTCATATGCGTACACAACGACGCTCGGCCATTTGCTCGGGTGAAGCTTGAGCGAAGCATGTTTCTTGAGGTCGTCGTGTGACGGTGGATCTTGCATGTTCTTTGGAACCACGACAAGACCGACGACTTCTTGTAGCGTGGCATGTGGCACAGAGAATGCGACAGCGTGTCGGATCTTGGGATGTTTTGATAATTGTTCCTCCACTTCGTATGGGGATATGGTTTCACCGCCACGCTTGATGACCTCTTTGGCGCGCCCAGTGATAAATAGGTATCCGTCGTCGTCTAGAAACCCTTGATCCCCTGTGTCGAACCAACCGCCCGGTAAAAAAGTGTCGGTAGGGTCGGTGCCTTCGTAGCCCGAGAATGTCGGTGGGCCACGGATGCAGATGGCGCCCGATGCTGTACGTATGGGAGCGTCGCCCGAAAGATCCATGATGCACACTTCGGGACCAATGATGCGTCCTGATGACTTTTCTCTCTCGAGTTTATACGCGACAGGCGGAGCGGCGATGGGCATGCACTCGGTCATACCATACGATGGCATCACAGTGGCGTTGGGGAACGTCTTGGCTAGACGCTTGGCAAGCACGGGTAACAGCCCACCTGCCGCATTGGCGATCAGACGAATGTTGAGACATGGCGTCTTGTTGGGTGCATGTTCGATGATGGCAGAGTGCATCGTAGGCGAGCCATAGTACCACGTGTACCCCATTGTGGTCACACTTGTCCAAAACTCGGTGGCGCTAAAACTATTATGAATCACCACCTTGCTCCCCATGAGCAAAGGACACAAAACGCTGCGAAAGATGCCCCCGGCGTGGAACAATGGCATCATGCAACAACACACGTCGTGTTCACTAAGCTCCATGGATGCTGCAATACACACCACGCCTATGGTTAGGTTTTCCATCGAATATGGCACTATCTTTTTCTTGCCGGTCGAGCCAGACGTTTGGATGAGAAGTGCCGCATCGGTTGCCTTTGCCTCCGTGTTTGTTGCATTGACGCCGTCCAAGGAGAAAAACATACATGCATCCGATGTCGTCACCACTCGCAAGCCGCTGTCAACCACCCATGAGAGCTCGATGTCGCGCTCGAGCACCAACAACGTATCGGCACGCAAGTCGGTAATGTCGCGCGATATCTCCTCGGGTGGATTTACGTAGCACACGGGAATGGCAGTTGCACCCGCGGCAATCGTTGCGACGAGGGCAACAACCAACTCGAGTGAATTGGGCAACACTATGGCTACACGGCGACCACGCAGAATACTGCGAGCATTTGAGATTGCGGCGTGGATATGGGCAAAGGTGAGCGTGCGTCCATTGGCGTCTTGAAAGGCGACAGTGTCGTCACTGGGCACCAGGTTGACAAAGCTGTCGGCGTCTAATTCAAAACCATTGTCTATCAAGGCCTGGCGCACGCGCGCCCCCGAGATATTTTCACATAGGGTCTTGGTGATGGCAGGTACACTTACCATCGCTTTCGACATCATAATCTAAGACCATGAAAAACAACCTGGTCGGACTGAAAAAGAAACTAATTTGTGAGCCGAGTGTAAAAGCAAGAATGGTGAGTGCCGACTGCGTGATCCGCAACTCTTTTCGATTTTGGTCGCCCGGACCATCTCGTTTCGCTTTTGAACCCAACACATACATTCCTGTCATCATCAACGACCCTCTCGAGGGCGTGGTCGACTACATTGCGTCAGCGCCACCCGACAACCGACTATCGTTCTCAGGGTCGGCCTTACCATTTGCATCCTATGAGCAAGCTCTCGAGAACACACCCAACGTAGGAACGATCAACGGTGTCAAGACCAGTGTCCAATTCGTGATTCCGATATTGCACCCGAATTCCTTTTACGTCGGTTCTGATTTGGTACATCCCACGTTGTTCTTACGCTACAAGACGGTCAATGGCCGGCATGTGCATATTGCTGTCAAGGTGGCAAAGAGCGCACCTTTTCGCACGCTGTACCCTCCGTCGGCCTGGTATGATGGGCCGACTTTCTTTGAGAAAAATCAAAATGCGCCCGTTACGACGCAAGAACGCGCGCTCCTCGAGTCGGCATACCCGACTTTTTAGTTTTTTGAGAGACCGACGCCATCAAGAGGGTTGACGGGCTCAAACAAACACGATGTAGCGGAACACACTTGCTTGTAAGCGGGAGCAGGAACGGGAGCAGAGGAGGATGCAGGCTTGCATCGGGCATTGTCGTATGCCTTCATCATGTTGTGCTTCATGATGTCGGTCGCATTGTTGACCATGAACATACGGTACTTGTACGAGTCCATGCCCTGCTCCGAAGCAGCCGTCACGCTATTGACGAGGCATCGAGGACGATAGTCGGTGAAAAGCCTTCCGTCCGACATGCGCAAGGGGCAATTGAGCGACTCGTCTTTGGGACAAGATTCACAATCGTTGTTGATGACTGACATTTGATATCAACCAAGAAAAAAATCACGTCAAAAGAACCTTCTCATGCAAGCGCCAGGATGCGGGACACGAGATCCCCCTTTGTCCCCGTGACGCTTTGCTTGCGTCCCTTGAGGTAGTCCTTGAGTTCCGGAATCTTGAGCTTGCTCAACTCTGCCTTAGACAGCTTGGACAAGTCGGTCTCGACTGACTCATCGTCTGAGGATTCCTCATCGGATGAATCATCGTGTGACACTACTGCCTCTGTCTTTGCATCGACTGCCTTGACTGCCTCGACTGCCTCGACTACCTTTGCCTCATCTTCCTCATCAGACTCTGACTCGGAGTCGGAGTCACTCTCGGAGTCGGACTCCTCCTCCTCCTCTTTTTGTGATTGTTGAACGTTGGCCATCACCTTGTTAATGTAGTCGCTCTTGATGCTGACCTCATCTTCATCAATATCGATCTCCTCGTCGGCCTCTTCGATGGCCTCATTCGACTTTTTTGAATCCTTTGGCTTTTTGGCCTTGTCGGCAAGCTTGCAGGTTCCAGAAGCGCACTTTGTGCCGAGCGGACACTGCATGAGCGTTGCGAGACAGTCGCCCTCGCCGTCTTTTTGTGAGGCGAGAATGGCGAGTTGTCTCTTGGCGACAATCAATTCGCGCTCGAGGTCCTTGCACTCGCTGTAGAGTTGGTACATGAAGTATGCGACACCGGCGATGATGATAATGAGCAAGAGGTGTAGCTTGAGTCCGGTACTTGTGTTTGAGAACATCTTGTATTTACACAACACCTTTTTCTCCCAAAATCAAACGCTCATCGCGGTGAGTTGGTCCTTGATGCGCAAGGCGTCTTCGATCAAATCCGCGTGAAATCCATTCTTTTTCAACAACTCCAAAGCGATGAATTGAGTACACACGCCGCGCGTCAATCGATAGGGGAAGCGAATGTCACCTCCAGCCCCGATCTTGACGCTCATCTTAAAGTTAGCAAAGGACGGGACCTCCTTGACAATCTTGGTCAAGTACATATAGTGCGTACTCAAAACCGTCAAATTGGTCTCACGCGAGCCTAGGCGTTTGGCGATAGCATATGCGCCTGCGACGCCCTCGACTGGATTGGTGCTATTGAAGATCTCGTCCATGACGATGAGCGACGGCCCTCTACACCGAGCGAGCATGTCCAAACTGTCCTTGCATCGATGCATCTCTGCCTCAAAGAGCGACTCCTTGCCCTTACAATCGGGAACGTTGATCTGGCTATGAATCAAGTGAAATGGAGATAGCGTCAATGACTCGGCTGCGACGACGGTCAACGTCTGCGCCAACACCGCATTGCTCAACACGGCCTTGATCAACGTCGACTTTCCACCGGCATTGGGGCCCGTGATCATCATGTTGCGTGTCGCCGAATCTCCGCCTAACAAGATGTCGTTGCGCACCACACGATCACTGGGGATGCACGGGTGCCACATTTTGGTGGCTTTGTATGTGGGTCTTTGCGAATCAGGGTCAAAAGCTACGTAAGCGTATCCATCTGCTTTCACTTTGGCATGAATCGCCCACACGGCATCCAACATATAGAGTTGTTGCAACATGGGGACGTAGTCGCTTGGTCGGATGTCTCGAAACACTTGTAGTCTCGACCCAAAATTGCTAAACAACGAGAATGCGTCCAATGACACCCCAGAGTATATGTTTGTGTTCATGTCGCCACGAATCCCATTAGCGCACCCAAACACCTTTGTCGCGAGTTGGGGGTGCCAGTATAACTCGACGAGTTTTTTGCTATCGCGCAAGAATTGGAGAATGCGATTGACTTTGTCGGTCAAAACGCCCGAGATCTTGTACACGGTCTTGGCCAACTCGACGCTATTGAACACGCTTTGAAAGTAAAAGATGAGCGAGAAGCCGTAACTCACGTATTTGAGATTATCAAACACTCCGCCTCCGGCGGACCCAAAGATACCCGTGGTCGATATAAACATGGTGCTAAGTGTGATGCGTAAATAATTGTAAAAGGATAGCTCGATACCCATCTTGAAGCGCAAGACCAAGTACGGCATGACAAAGTACACGATGGGAGACAGGATGCCGATGGACGGCGACACGAGAACAGTGTAGACGTTGAGACCCGTTAAAGCCCGCGAGTCCCCGTTCAACCACGAGGTCAGCCACGACCGGTAATAGACCATCTGGTAAATATCTTGCATCACGTCATTGTGCTCTTCAAATAACCACAAGAAGCTCGACTCGTTGTCGCGGATCCTCTCGAGCGTCCGTAGATCGTCGTGGGTGGGGCCATCGACGCCCTTGATGACGGCTTGTCGCTCGCTCAACTCTTTTGCGTTTCGAAGAGGACACGTGAGCAACGACGACACGTAATAACGTCCGCCTCCGGTCATGCATGCTTGGCCGACTTGGTTGATCAAGGTGTCTTGGCCGTCGCCGCTGAACGTGCGGAACACTTCAATGTCGGTCAACAAGTTTCCGCTGTATAGGTCGGCGTGTTGGGGATCGGCTTTATGACACACGTGGTCTTTGGCGAGTCGCTCGCAGTGCTCGGTGGTGTTGGTGCGACACGCTTGTTGGAACTCTTCGAGCGCATTGTGCAACTCGATGTTTTCTTTGGAAAGGATGGATTGCATTGTCTTTCTCTACACTCAGTGTACTAAATAATGTTACACCCGATAGACGCAACATTATTTGAATTGCACGGCCTTTTTGAAGATGAGCCAGTACACCATAACGCCTAGGACAATGTAGATGCACATAAGGACGAATTCGACAGAAAAAAATGGAAAGCGGTCCGAGTCAGTTGCATGCATCAGCATTTGTATCACTAATTGGATCACTAACATTCGAGCCATATCGTAAAACACGTCGACGTACTCTTTGCCGAACGCTTCTGTCACATTGTACGTGAGCAAGGCCCGCGTTAGGGACTCGTCATTCGATTTGCCCGTGGATTGAACCATATAAAGATTATTACATAGTAAAGGAAAAAAGAAAACCATGAATCAACCCACTGTCGCATTCCTTGAGCGCGATGGTCGCTACTTTAAGTTCACTGACGCCGATGTCCGCGGAAACACAAACATCCAGTGGTTTGCCGCACGGGGACGCGAGCGATTCCCCGAGCTCAGCATGACGCACCTTGTGACCCTCGCACGCATGTGGCATCTCGAGCAAGCGTTGGGAGTCGTGTACGACAAGGCGCCGTTACACACCAAGCAGACCGCCGAAATCCTGGCGTCCTTGTACGAGCGTAGTTGTCACCCCATGTCTACGGTTGACTCTTGATGCCATTCATTATTTGAGTGCGGCATATAGCAAAATCATCAGTGTGTAACGAAATACATGACGAACCAAAATGTTATAATCAAAAGAATGATCAACACTGACGATATCTTTGAATATTCACCTCTTTTCCAATCGTTTTTGGAGCGCTCTATTATTTTTATTGTTCCGATTATCGATGCGATTGCGATAATGATAAATAATAAAAGTCGCATTGTGATTTACACTCAGAAATTATAGCTTCTTGTTCTTGTCCAAAAATTGTTGAATTCGGAAACTGACGTGTTGCATCCGGGCTGCGATGTCGCTTTGGACACCCCCACCTTGTTGTTGTTGATTTGCGCTCTTGGTCTTGGCGAGTGCGTCACGGGCGAGAACAAAGCCCACTGGAATTGCCAAATTGACGAGTTGCGACAAGTAGAGCTCGCTACTTCCTCCGATCTTTTTTTGACCACCGCCTGACATGGGAGGTAGGGTCGCAGCGCATCCGCATCCACCGGTTGTCATTTTACACTCTGACAAGAAAAAAATGGCTTAAGGCTAAAGTGACAATATGTATCGATAATGATCTACGAAGACTACATCACGTATACCCGCGAGTACCGGGCCTTGTACCCGCGAGCATTGGTGTTGATGGAAGTGGGAAGCTTTTGGGAACTCTACAATTGTGATGCCGACTTGGGCGCGCCAGTCGAGGCCGTGTGTGACTTGTGTAACATGCAATACACACGCAAAGATAAAAAGTTTCCATTGTCGGGCAAGAACCCAATGATGGCCGGCTTCCCGAGCGTTGCATTACGCAAGTTTTTACCTGTGTTGGTGGGCGACGGCTACACGGTCGTACTGGTGTCTCAGGTATCGCCACCGCCAAACCCGCGTCGTGCGGTGACCGACGTGATCAGTAGTGCCACGTTGGCGGCCAACGATCTAGGAGACGGGGGACGTGGGGATCCCCACTTGGTCTCGTTATTTCTAGAGACGGTCCAAGATTGGAAGACCAAAAAGCCGGTCCTTATGATTGGCGTTGCATTGTTGGACTTGTCGACGGGATCGGTCCGCATCGCCGAATGCATGTCACGTCCTAGTGACTATGCTCATGCCTATGACGCGTTGTATCGGTTGTTGGCGGGTGTGGCTCCCGCCGAGGTCGTTGTTCATAGCGTAGACGCGGTCGACCTCACTAGCCTGACTTCTAGACTAGAGATCGAGTGTATCGTCCATGACCGGTGTGGTCCCAAGTTCGAAAAAGCCATCGCAAACGTAAAGTACCAAAACGACACGTTGAGGCGCGTGTTCGCGTGCTTATCGATGTTGTCCCCGTTGGAAGAGCTCGACATGGAACGCGCACCGGTCGCGGCAGGAGCTCTTGTGGGTGCGATCCGTTTCGTGGAACACCACAACACAAGTCTCTTACAACACATCAAGCGTCCTATCGATGCAAACACGTCGACATCTTGCGAGCTTTGCTTCAACACGGCGAAGCAATTGCACGTATACTCGAGGGATGCCAAGGAAAAGACGTTGGAAAAGGTGTCGAATCGCTGCTCGACAGCCATGGGTCGCCGTTACTTTGTGCGTCGCTTGTTGTCTCCGTTTGCCAAAAAGACAGACATCGATCTGAGTCTGGGACGTATCGACGGTCTGGTCGCCGACCCAGCCAAGGTGCAAGCACTTCGCTCTGTTTTGCGTAGAGTGTGCGACCTCGAACGTTTATTCCACAAGATCGAGTTGGGCCGATGTCAACACACTAGCATGCTCATGATTATGGAGAGTGTCCGGGCGCTAGACGAAGTGGGTGTGAGCGGCGCCTTGCACGTCTTTCTTTCCGAGACCTTTGATGGTGCAGCAACATGTGAGGGTGATTTGTTCCGTGAAGGCGTGTACGCTGACGTTGATGAGGCACGAGACCGAGTGCGAGTGGCCAAAGATGCATTGCAGGGTTTTGTGGACTTGTTGAATCGACATACCAGTGATGGATTTTTCAAGATGGAACACAACGATCGCGAGGGGCATTATATCGTGGGTACGGCCAAGCGGTGGAAGGACGCGGACCTCAAGGGGGTCAACTACATGGGTGTCGAGTTGTGCGCCCTCAAGGCCGTGCCTGTGAGTAGCAATTCAACGTCGGTGAAATTGACACATTCGAAACTCAAAGAATTGAGCGGAGAATGTACGGCCACCCAAACCTTTTTGTCGACGGTGTTTGCCGAACGATGGTCAGCCATGCAAACACGAATGGCACTCGATTTCAAGACCGAGTTCACGCGTCTAGTTCAACAAGCGTCCGAACTGGACTTTGACACGACATGTGCGCTCAATGCACACGAATATGGATACTCCCGCCCTAGAATCGTCGACTCCTCAGCTTCATCGTTTGTCCGGTGCAAAGGCCTACGGCACGCACTCCTTGAGCGAGTCCACGACCAAGTCCGATACGTAGAGAACGACGTCGAGATCGGTGCAGGCACGACTCATTCTGGATTCTTGCTCTACGGTCTAAACTCGGCAGGCAAAAGCTCGTTGATGAAGGCGTTAGGGTTGTGTGTCATCATGGCCCAAGCAGGGATGTACGTGCCTTGCACCGACTACGAGAGCGCCCCCTATACTCGAGTCTTTACTCGGATCACACGAGGCGACGATATGTTGCGTGGACAGTCGACGTTCACGGTCGAGATGACCGAGATGCGCAATATTCTCAAGCGCAGCGACGCCAACAGCTTGGTAGTAGGAGACGAGATTTGTGCCGGTACAGAATCCGTGTCGGGTGCATCCCTAGTGGCAGCGGGCGTTTTGCAATTGTTGGAGCGAGGGACGAGTTTCGTGTTGACGACACACTTACACGGGTTGATGGAGTTGGATGTTTTGAGGCGTCAAGAGCGTTTGGGTGTGTATCATCTCGCAGTTCACTATGATGACACGACAGGGGTGTTGGTATACGATCGCAAACTTGCACCCGGTAGTGGTTCAAGTGTGTATGGTCTAGAGGTGTGTCGCTCTCTCGATATGGACCCGGCATTCTTGGCCCTTGCGGACGAGATTCGCCTGACGATCCAAGACAAACACAAGTTGCGTGCGAGCACCTTTAATGCATCTGTCACGGTAGACAAGTGTAGTCTTTGTGGCAAGCCAGCGGAAGAGGTGCATCACATCGCACCACAGGCCATCGCCAATGCGGCCGGTATGATCGGAACGTTCCACAAGAATGCCGCACACAACTTGGTGTGTTTGTGCGCTTCATGTCACGACTCGGTACATGCGGGCAAGTTGCGCATCGACGGCTACCAGCACACGTCAAAAGGCGTCGAGTTAAAGGTGGCCAAGGCATCTTCGCCCTCTCAATTGTCATCCGGAATAGAAGAGTTAGTGCGTAACAAGCGCTCGGACGGTTCGAGCTTCACCAACATCCAACGTCACGTTCAGGCTACACATGGAATTCGACTATCCACGTATATGATTAAAAAACTCGTCGCACACGTGGAATAATGCATGATTAAAATATATCAAAACAATGGATACGAGCTTCGAGTTCCTATCAATTGGTGATTGGGGTTGTCCCGGTAATATTCAAGATGGTGTTGCGGCCGCGATGGCCAAGGAGACGGCGGCCAAGTTCATCCTTGCGGTGGGTGACAATTTTTATGAAGATGGTGTGGCTAGCACCAAAGACGAGCTGTGGACGGAAGTCTGGAGCGACGTGTACCACAAATTCCCCGCCCTAGAAAATACGCCATGGTACGTGTGTCTGGGTAATCACGACTATCGCAAGAATCCCATCGCCCAAGTCGAGTATTCCAAAGTGGATGGACGTTGGAACATGCCCAATATCTTTTACAACTTTGTGAAGCAGTTACCCGACGGCTCTCGCTGCAACTTCATCATGATCGACACGCAACAATTGGACGAGCGCGACCTTGTGTCGAAGAAGGACGTGCGTGAGAAGCACATGGCTTGGCTCGAGGAGACTCTCAAGACAAACACATGCGAGTGGGTGATTGTGTGCGGCCACTATCCTTTGTATTCGGTGGGATTGCATGGCGGCAACAGTGGACTTCGGAGCAAGTTGAATCCTTTGTTTGACAAGTATGGCGTCGATATGTTCATTTCGGGTCATAATCATAACATTGAGCACACTATGACCGAGTATGATATGCACCAGATTGTGACGGGCACAGCTGGCAAGACGCGTCCAATACAATATGTGTCACGCCGCACCATTTTTAGCACGGACGAGCCTGGTTACACAAAGCACTCGTTTGTCAAGACTAATGGTCGTATGTCGCTAGTGACAGATATGAAGAACACACGAGGTGATCTCATGCATCGCTTCACCATGAGTCTTCCCCGGCCGAAAAAAAAAGCTTCAGCTCACCAGAATGCGGGATCAACAAGTAAGCGTCTTAGAGTCGGATGACGGTCAAGACACCGACGAGACTGTGAAGCAGTTCTTCAAGGACATAGGTAAGTTTGTTCGATGCCAGCATTTTCATTTGGATGGTTGCGAGTAGGCTCACTACAACGGTCATGTCCACATCGGGTTGGACTTTTGGACACATGTCGATCAACGCCGAGCAGACGGCTTCGGGTCGCACGCCCGATAGTTCGAGTCGTGACGCCGTGTCCTCGACCAATTTGAGGAATATATTGCGATTGCCGCATTGTGCAACGAGGGTTCGCAAGCGCGACTCGACAAAGTTGTCAAAGAGAAACATTCCGGCCCCGCTGCGTGAGTCACGACGCTCGAGGATGGCGAGGAATTTGCTGATATTACCCTTTGATTTTTGCAAGCATGCCTCAAGGAAGGGCGGTGGTACTTGGAGGCCTAGTCGGTCGATGACGCTGGAGTGACACTTGTTTGCGTTGACACAACATCGAATGACCATGCATCGGCTTATGATGGCGGACTCCATCTTTGTGATTCCCAAAGTTGTAAACACGAATAGACACGTGTAATTGGGGTCTTCGATCATCTTTCTCATGGCGAACGCCACGTTTTGTGTGAGCGTGTGTGCATTCTTGATGACAATGATGTGACGCTTGGTGATCGGGTCCATGGACTCGTGTGACGTCATGTGCCTTAAGTGCTCGATCAAGTGTGCGCGATCATCCGACAAAAGCACCGCGGCATCCACGACAATGTACTGTGTGTGCCACATGTGGGGGAAACGGTGGATGGCGTCGGCCTCTCGCGCAACCGGTGGCGACAGTGACCTCGTTAGCGCCGACAAGAAAATGCCGAGGCACAAGTCCAACACCATACCGTCTGAGCCGTGTAATAAAATGTTGGGCAAATCCACGATTCCATCTCCACCACACAACGACTCGACGAGTTTTGCGAAGAATGGCGCGTTCAAGAACGACGCATAGTCTTTAGTGAATGCTTGCTTGAAAGCGTCGAGTGTTTCTAGTCGCGTCTCGACGCTCATCTTGATGTATGCTTTGAGTGCCCCAGGCGTCAAGTTTTTATACATGCGTTTAAAGACAAGCCGCATTGGTTATATAGAAGATGTCTTACTATGTGGTATTGGGCGTGGACCCCAAGGCTTCCGCCGAAGATATCAAACGTGCATACCATCGGTGCGCACGAGAGAGTCACCCGGACAAGTGTCATAACGACCCCGACGCAAACGAACGCATGAAGCTTGTCAACGAGGCGTTCACGACTCTGAGCGACCCCCACAAGCGCTTATTGTATGATGCGGGTGTAGGCAATGGGGCCGAAGGATTTGATTGGAATACGGTCATGTCCATTATCGAAAAGTTGTACAAGAGCATCCCACAGGCAAAAAAGGCATCGGCAACCGCAAAAGGACAAGAACCTCATAAGGACAAGGTGTCGCGGTGCGTGGACGTGGACATGGTGATCGACTTGGCCGAGTTGTGTAAACCACAGCCACCCGTGAAAAAGATCGCGGTCAAGGTGGTGCGTTTACACGAAGGTGGCAAGCGAGTCGTCGAGCGCAAGACGTTGTATGTGTCTCTCATGAACTATCAAGACTCTTACACTTTTCACGGTGAGGGTGACGAGTTGTCACCTGGCATCTTTGGAGACATTTGTATCAAGTTGGTCGTCAAACCACACGAGTGCTACCACCTCGATAGTATCCTCAGCCCCTATGACCTGCACTATGAACGTCCGATCAATCTTTACGAGTACTTTTACGGTGTCGAAGACACAGTGTCTCACATCGATGGCGTGTCCTCCTTTCGGATCGATTATATGGCCGGAAAACGAGTACAACAATTTACTGGGTTGGGCGTCGCATATTTGGACGAAGAGACCAACGAGCTTCGCCGTGGCGACTTGTACGTGATGTTTGATCTACGCATGCCCGAGGGTGCAAACTTAGACGCGGCAACGTTAAAACGCGAGGACGTGCGTGCGGTGATCGCCACCTTGTCTATGTCTGTGTGAGTATGATTTCACTCATCTTCGGGTGGCATCTCGAACAAAATGGATGATTTCGGACATTGTTGTACATTGCTTTATTTCTTCAGTCATGCCCTTGTATGTCGAGCATCCCGTCCATCTTTCAAAGAATCCAATAAATGTCGTCAAGTCAAACATAAAATCTGTGAATGAAGGTTTGTCGATGAGAGCCCGTTCAAAATCGATGAACTTGACCACAAATCCGAGTGTCTTGACACGCAAGTGTTTCCCCGACACATTATATGTCACTGTCGTCAACTTGTCATCTATGGAGACAATGATATTATCCGAAGCAATATCTCCGTGGCACACGTCAAAGCGCTCGTAAAATTCACACAAGGCGAATACCGACTGAATAAACACGCTCCTCACCCTCGCTGCATCGTTTAGTATACTTTTTACATGATCGTCGATATTTTCCCCGACAATT